TTACAGGTCTGAGCTGAGTGACTCGATTGCAATGTCAAGGATGCGTTTATCTGCTCCGTTTTGAAGTTGACCACTGCCGTTGATTGGTAGATAGGGTCGGGCTGGAAGTTGGATGCTATGGTTTCTGCCTGCGGAGCCACCCAAGTGGTGGATTGCCGCGTATGGTTTGTTGCTTCCGATACGTGCAAAGTCGTTGCCTACTTGTGTGGAGATGCTGGCTGCAAGTTGGCCGGTCAGTTGCAGAGTCTGGCCGCCTTGAGCTGCGCGTTGGCTTTGTTTCCATCTGTTGCCACCGAAACTTTCGCTTTCGAAGTTTTCTTCGGTTAATGAAGTCATTTCGGTCGCTATGGCTTTCATCATTTTGCGCGGATGGCTTACGTTTTGCAGAAGCTGGCTCAAGCCGCGATCTAGTGATGAAGTATCAAGATTAATTTCGAGCATATCTAACCTTTGATTAATTTTAGTACCCATGCCAAATCGACAGCAGATAATGAGGATTTGAATTTGCTGTTGGTCATCATGGTTTTTAAGGCTACGCGTGCAATATCGGGATGAACGGATTGTGCTTTTTGGACGGCCACGGAAGCCATGCGCGAGAGCATGGCTTTTCCTTGGTTGGCATTGAAGCCTGCGCTAGGGGCGACAAACTTTCCGTCAATCCGCAAGCCGGTGCGTTGGGCGTAGCGGGCTTCTCCGGTGTATTCGTTGCTACCGATGTCGACGGTTTGAGTCTCAAGTGTCGGACTGGGTAAGGCACGGCTTTCGCCTGCGGCGCGTGATAATGGACGCACGCGGCAGCGGCAGCGGAAATCCAACGGTGGATACATGGTGTCCCAAACCGGGTCGGCTGCTGCATAGACACGGCCGTGCATTCTACGGTGGCTGTCACGGGTACGGCCGTCGTTTATAGCGACGTATTGCCAATACGGGTGGGTGTCGACAGAATCCATCATTTCAGCGTAGCGTCCGGCCATGTAGGCTGACTGCATATTGGTCAGGTAGATGGTTTTCAGGCGGTGCGGGCTACCAAGCTGAACGGTTTGGGCTTCGCCGGTGTCCGGATTGGTTGCTTGGGTGCGTCCCCACCAGCCCTTGCTTTGTAATACCGGCGTGAGTGTTTTCTGGAACTGCTCCAGCGTTTGGCCGGTCTCGGCGGCGTTGACAACGACGCGATAAATATCATTGGCAACGTCCATGCCTGCGGTTTTGGCCACGGTGAACGCGGTAGCGTGTGCGTCGTCGAGCATATCTTGCCAATCCCACGAAACGGCTACACCTTTCTGCTTCAAATATTCGACCGCTGCTTCCGGCTCTAGGCCGAAAATTGCCTTGATGTCTTCCGGATTCATCAGCTCATCTCCTGCGCCGCTTCAATGCGGCCGACCAAACCGGACAGGAAAATCACACGCGCCAGCTCGTTTTGTAAGGCGGTGTCATCCATATTCGGGAACTGCTCGGCCAAGCGGTCGAGAATATTGTCTTCGGTTTCGCCGCGCTGCAAATCCTGCACCAATAAGGCAGTCAGGTCACGGCCTTGTTGGTTCAGATGGCCTGCATTGGGCGCAAGCGTATCTAAAATCAAGCCTGCATCGGTTTCTGTGCCATTCCAACCTTCGGCAAAGTCAGCAGCGGTCGGGATAATGGCATCTTCTTCAACGATATCGCCATCTTCCAAACCGTAAGTGCGTTTCCAATATTGAGGAGTGAATTTCACACCCGCTCCGGACAGCATACTGTCGCGCTCGGCACGCTCTTTCGTGCCTGCCTCCTCGTTTTCAAACAGCTCGAATTTCGGACAAGCCACATCGCCGAAGTCCCCCCCCCCCCCCCACAAAACCAACCCGTAACCCCCCCCAAAAAAAGGCCGGGGGTCGCCGTCACGGATATCGTCGGCAATTTCCAAGCCCGCGCTGGCACTGGCATGGTTGGTTTCTTTGTCGGTGGTTTGGTCTTGGCCAAGCAAGGCAATGTTGATGCCGGACTTGCACTCTTTCAGCAGCTTGTCGAATGCATCTACTGATGATGACTTGCCGCTGGCTTCGTGAATTTCGACGCTGGAATCATTCGGAATCGTGCCGACCGAATTGCTTATTAAGGCTTCCAATGCGTCGAGCAACTTTTCGGTGTCTCTATGGGTATTGGAGCGTGGCTCTTTGCCAATCAGCCAAGGTGCGCCGTATTTTTCGGTGAAACTTACCCAAAATTTCATGCCGCCGCGTTTGAAAGTTACCAGCCAAAACACCAAACCCAAATCACCTAGGCCGTAAGGGTTAAGATAGTCGTCCTCATGGCGCGGACACAGAAATTTATAAGGCGGCAGCGGCTCTTGGCTCAAGCCGTTTTCGGTAAAAACCAACTCACGCTCATCATTGAATCCGAACCATTCCTGCGGCTTGGCCACAATTTCAGACGGCAGCCATTGACTGCCTTTTTGCCAGATAATTTCGATAGGCTGATAGCCGAAAAATGCGGCATTCATGATGTCTTTGCAGATCTTATAAACATCGACATCAGCGACCAGCCAATTTTTGACAAAATCCAATACACGATCTTCGACCTCATCGCCGCTGAGTTTCCAATCCAGCCGTGCCACAGCGGCTTTGCGGCGGCGCACGAAGCTACCGACCAGCTCGTCGCGCAACAATTCGCGGTAAACATGGATTTGCTTGCCCAACTTGCGCAAAATCGGGTCAGGATTAGGCAACCAACCGCCGAAACCGCCTAAAAATTGGCGTGAGACGGCGATATGGACGGTCAGGTCATCGGGTTTGAAGGTGATGTTGCCATGATTGGTTTTGAGTTTGAAATGCGGTTTTTTCATGGGATTCTCTTTTCAGACGGCCTTAAGGTTCATACATCAATTTAAAAACGGAACGCCAAATAATCGGAATCGAACGCAGCCACAGTAATACCATCTGTGCTGGATTTTTCGGGGTAAAGCGCGGATAAAAATAACCGACCAGCCACAACAACGGATAAATCAGTACACAATAGAGCAACATTAGGAACTGAAAAAAAGAGAGTGTGACCGTCATAATCAGGCAGATAAAGAAACTAAGAACCAAGCATGGCAGTGAAGCAGTAATCAATGCTGCCTCAGGAAAACTGATTTTTGTCATTTTTTAAAACCCTCGTGTATAGGTGCTGATACGGCGCACACGGCGGCTGGCCACGCGTACCGGCCCGGCATTGAGTTCGCGGCTGGCGTAATGGGCAAGGACAAAGGCAATCGCTGAGTCACCGTGGCGTTTTTTACCGTCTTGACCTTTGGTTCGGGTGTCCGGAATACGAGGCACGCCTTTGACTAATTCGAACGCACGTAAATCGGTGAGGATGTCTTCATCTCGCGGCAGGCCGTCGAGTGTGCCGTCTTCGAGGGCGGCTTTGAACGGAGCGGTATGGGTGCGGTACCAGTTTTCCGACAGCATCACGGCTTCCACCACTTCTGCGCCGAACGCATCGCGCATGGCTTCTGCCAGAGATTGACCGTTGCCTCGTGCATCCAAGGCCACGCCGCGCAGATTAGGTAGCTTGGCCAACAGGTGCTGCATAATTTGCTCCTGCTGGGCAAACGGCATATTGCCCAGCTCCAAAACAAACGGCGGTTTTAAAATCAGGTCTTTGCTTTGTAAGAGCGGCACAATCACGGTGCGGTCGCCGCTGCGGGCAAAGTCTTCGCCGACAAAGCTGGTGCGGGTCTTATCCAAACCGTCGAGCAACGGTTGCAGGGTGTCGGCTATCCAGTCAGCCACTTCAGCGGCTCGGCGCGGTTCGGGCAGTAGGCCGAAATCGTCGGTCTGGTCGTAGCGGATAACCGGCGTGTATGGGGTCATACGGCTTTCGATTAAGGCACGGTTCAACCATTTGCCGCCGCCGTTTTTCGGGATACAGTCCAACTCTTCGCTGGCATCTTCGCCGTAGAAATCACGAATTTCCTTACACCACGCGGCTTCGCCTTGGGGTGTCCAATCCTTGCCCAAACGCAGACAGATACGGCGGTACAAGCCTTGTTCGACCGCTTCGTCAAAGGTGATACGGTGGACGGAATAAGGTTTTTTCCCTGCACGCACATCGTTAATCAACTCGTTGAACGGGTTGTCTACGCCGTCATGCGTAGAGATGATATGCACCTGGCCGCCCCACATCAGCAAGGCCATTGCCGCTTTAAGCAACTCGCCAAGCTGTTCATGGAACGCTGCTTCATCAATAATCACGCGGCCTTGTTTACCGCGTAGGTTGGACGGCCGGCTGGATAAGGCGGTAATGCGAAAGCCGGAAGCAAAGCGGATAACGAAGGCTAACACGGCCTGGCGGTCGTCGCCTTCGACAAACACTTCCTCGGTTTCTTCGATTTCGCCTGCCGCCAACTGATAATGCTTCGCCCAGCCTGCACAGTCGCGGATAAACTCCAAGGCCATGTCTTTGTTATAGCCGATATACCATGCATCCATGCCTTTGGCGGACGCGGCCAGCAGCGCGGTGTCCGCTGCTTCGCCCCAGCTCAAACCGATACGGCGCGATTTTTCGCACAGCTTCACAGGCGACTGGTCGGCGCACCAAGCCTGCTGATACGGCAATAAGACCGTAGGGGTACGGTCTTCTGATGGGCGGGTATTTCGGATTTCAGACGGCGTCATGATGCAATCCCTAAAATATGCTTGCGGATGGCCTCGACCGATTCTTCAGACAAGCCGCCTTTCTTGGCCTGCTTGGCTACATCTTCGGCGGCCGCCTGTACTTTGGCTTTGACCTTGGCCTGATACTCTTTCAGACGTGTGCTGGCGGAAATCAGACCGCTAATTTTCTTCGCTCCCTCGGCCATCACGCCAAAACGGTCGAGCGCGTTTAATTCTTCGCTGTCCATCTCGCCTATGGCTACCAATGCGTCGAACAGTTCGGTTTGCAGCATGGCCATCAGGGCTTCGCTACGGGTATCGCCTTCATCGGCTGCGCCTTCGGCAATCAGTCGCGCGGCTTCGGTGCTGGATTTGATGGCAGCAAAACGACGTTGCACTTTTTGGCCGTAGCGGTGGGCGGCTGAGCGGCTGATTTCATAGCCTTGGTCTTGCAGCCATTCAGCAATGGCTTGGTAGTCTGAAAAACCGTTTTCTACCAGCTTCCGTTCAAATTCATGTCGGACGGCTTCGGGGAGTTTTTCAATACTGCTGCGTTGCGCCATGCCTAGCTCCATACTTTCTCAGGCCGTGCAATACCGGCACGACACTCCACCGTATATTCGGCAATATCGACACCCAAACTGGTCAAGTCGGCAAACCACAGGCCATGCGGGGCTTTATTGAGGTCTACCATTTTGCGGTCAGCCAGATAATCAAGTTGTTGGCGCAGCTCCAGTGCGGTGGTTTGCGGGTAAATCGCGTTCATGATGTCCAACAAGAAGGTTTCGCTTGTCGTGTGCGGTCGGGCTTTATTAAGGGTGTTGATAATGTTCCAACGCATACCTTCGCGCCGTTGTTTGGCGATCAGTTCCTGGCTAATCATTTTTTTACGCTTTCCATTTTGTAGATTTCAGTGAGTTTCTCGGCGACGTTGTCGAGTTTGGCTTCGAGGACGACTTGATTGCGGATGTAGTCTTCGCGCAGGACGTATGTGAGCGGCAGGCCGGCATTGAATTCCGCCAGTTTGTTTTCCATGATTTCGACTTTACCCTGTAGGCGTTCCTGCTGTTTTTGGCGTTCGTCCTGCTGCTCGCGGAATTGAGCCAGCAGCATTTTGCCGAAGGTGAAACAGATGCCGAGGAATGAGAGTAAAAAGCCGACAAGTTGCCAAAACTCGATGTGAATAAAGGTTTTTTCCATTTTTAAGGCCATCCGTGTTCAAAATATTCTTGGCAGACAACGCAGCGCGTACAGCCTTTGACTGCCTGTTGTCTTGCTTTTGGTATTGGTGAACCGCAATCTTCACAATGACTGAGGCTGGCGGTGGTTTCAGACGGCAGTCGATACTTTGACAGGGATTCTGCGAGAAAGATGGCTTCGCGTTCGGATGCGCGGTCGGCAAAATCAGTCATTTTTCAGACGGCCTTTCTTGTACCATGTCTGCCAGCCGGAAATTTGTTTTTCCAGTTTTTGGCAGTATTCGCCATAGCGGACGGCGTGGTTTAAAAGTTGTTCGGGAGAGCCGCCACTCAGACGCTCGGGGCGTTCGTGAACGAGCAGCAGCTCGGAAGAGACGGGGGGAATTTCCGCGACGGTAACGGTTTTAATCGTGGCCGAGGGCACGGTTGTAGAGTTGCACGCTGTTAGTGCCAAGGCCGTTAAAACGGTTGCCGTCTTTTTGTACAGTTTCATCAATCTGCTTCTCCAATTGAGCCGCTTGGCGGCCGATTTGCTGATAGGCGGTTGCTAAATCGCGGCTTTGTGCTTGTGCGAAATCAAACCAACGCTGTTTTTCTTCATTAGCCGCTTTGAGCTTTTCGGTATAGAGCTGCTCGGCGACCAAGGCTGAAGCCTGATAAGTAGCAATGACTTCGGCTTTTTCAGCTGCCGCCTTCTTTGCTGAGGACGTATAGCCGCAGAAATAAATCGTTGGTACTGCACCTGCTATCAGCAAAATCAGAATCAGGGTCTGCCAAGTAGGGTTAAACGTTTTCCACATCGTCTTTTCCTTTATGGATTTCAGCGACCTGCGGAATCGCCGCGATGCCGCGTTTGATTAATGCATACCCGCCAACCAATGCGCCATAAGCCCACCAGAGCCATTCCGGCGCATCCGCTGTTTGCGAGAACTTATAGGTCATAGAGGCAGCTGCCACGTTTGCCCATAGTTTGGTATGGCTGATTTTCCCTGTGGCCGGATTAGATACCAAGCCGCCCAACCATTTGAAAAAGGCGGCTATTTGCGACGCTTTTTTTTGGCTGCGCGTTTCGCGGCGACTACCCCGCTCTTGCGGTGGGCTTGCGTCCAACACCCCTGAGTCGGCATGGCGTAGCGAATGCCCAGGTCGCTGTGGCTGAAATCGGGCAGCATGGCTGCGGTCATTAGGGCGATGAGTGACTTTTTTTGACATGGTTTGTCTCCCTTTAATCGGTGTTATCTGCAGACGCATGAATCAGGTTTTGTGCCACGCGACGAATCCAGCCTTTGCCAAATGATCCGAACGTACCCAGCTTGGTATAAAAGACCAGACGCTCGGCGTTGAAACGGAGCAGAAGGTCATTCTCCGGAAGTGAATTGATGGCTTTGAGGCTGACTGCTCCGATAACGCCGTCGTCCGGTACGCCAGCGGCGCGTTGCAGCATACGGGCAGCATTGCCATGACCGTGGTTGATGCAGGCATCGAAGAATTGGAACGCAACCGCTTCCGGCATTTGATCGGCGTGGTAACGATCCCAAAATGCTTGACGGTAAATGCCGATCGCCTGCTCACGGGTCATGGCACGCATGGAGCCGCTGTAGCCGTTTGCCTGTGCGGTACGCTTGGTGATGCCCCAGTTGGTTTCGCCACCGGGGTCTTTGGGATGATTGACGTAGCCACCCTCGTGGGAGAGGACGCGCTCAATGAATTGATTGAATTTGGTGGACATAAAAAATCCCTGTATTGAGGTTGAAATCAATACAGGGATTTTAGGTAAGGCCGTCTGAATGGGCTTTTAGTGCGGGTTAAAAACAAATGACTATTTAGCTTTGATGCAAAGTTCCACCATCGGATTACATTTGCTGCTTTTCATGTGTTCTTCGTCAATATCCTCCATTTGCTCAATTTGCATAGGTGTATCAGATTTAGCAATCATAGCAACACTTTTCTTTTTACGATTCACAGTAATTGCATAATCAATACCATTTTGATTATAAATGGAAAAACCAGTATTTGTTGCGGCCTTGATGTTATCCATGAATCGGGTTTGGTTAATGCTTGTATCAAGGGCGATTGCCGCATAATACATTCCCAACATACAGGCAGTAATTCGCTTAGTGCTCGTTTGTGTATTGCATGTCATTCCCACTGTTTCAAAAGCATCAGCTGCCGATACCAGCTTGGCAGTTAGTGTTACCCCATTGCCAAGATTTTGTATTTGGTTGATTTTGCCTGTTGTGATGGAAATTCTTGGGAATAGTCCGGGAACATCACTTTTCATGCCATTAAACCGGTCAGAGAAAGTCTGTGGGTGCGGTCCGATCATTCCACCGGTTTTAATCACGCCTTTTGCATTTACTGATGCTGATAAAGCGAGCATCAACATGGCTAAAAATGTCGTGGTTTTCATCGTATGTATTCCACCAGTTTATTTTTTACCTTTTTTAGGACATTTTTTGCCCTGACCACCCGGGTTACAGTCGCAAGCACGGCCGTCTCCATCTCTATCCAATTGCTTCCAGCCAGGCTTTTTCGCTTGGAAATACTTCTGTGCGGCCTGATGGGTTGGGAAATCCTTGCAGCTTTTGGCTGTGGCCACAGATGGTGCCAGCAACAGCAAAGCCGGTAACAAAGCGGTTAAATAAGACTTTTTCATGTGCTCTCCTTATTGGTTTAGCTCAGATCTTTTGAGATTTGAACCACCTGTCCAATCACCTGAATATCGGGGTGGTCTGCCAAGGTCAGCGACATCGGCGGGTAGGTGTCGTTATCGGAAATCAGCAGCAGGCTGCCGTCAATCTGTTTTTGGATGCGTTTGACCCAAAGCGTTTCTCCTGAGCGGATAACGTAAATTTGTCCGTCTCGCGGATTGTTTTTTGAGGTATCCACTAAGAGCATGTCTTTACTATGGATGGTGGGCTCCATGCTGTCTCCACGTGCGGTGACACAGTTGAGGTCTTTGGCGAACAGGCCGCGTGATTTGAGCCAGTCTTTGCGGAACGCCAAGTGCATGGCCGGTTCGGTTGCGCCATAGGCGGCTGCACCGTTGCCTGCAGACACTTCAACATCAAACATCGGGACGTAGTCGTATTCATGTTCTTCGGAATAATTCTTTTGCTCATCTGGATTTTTAGAAGAACTATTCTTTCCTGTAATCAACCAATTTGCGTCAATATCAAAAGTTGTCAGGATTTTTTCTACCATATCAAATGGCGGACGTTGTTTTCCGCTTAAAACATCATTCACACGCGACAGTTTTTCATCAATCGCTTCAGCAAATTCTGCAATTGTCAGGTCTTTATCGCTTATCAACTTGCGAATATTTCCAGTAAAAATCAAACTCATAGAATTAATCTCGAAAAATATCCTAGAAATAATCTTGCATTATGGAAATAATCCAGTTAATATTTATCCAACATTTAAGCAAGATTGTTTAAATCTTTAAATATTCAACATTCTATCACGAGATGGAAATAGGAGATATTCCGTGAATGCAGAAAAAGTGAAGGAAGGTTTCCGCAAACGAGGCGAAACCATCAAATCTTGGTGCGACGAGCGCGGCTATGACCCGACATATGTGTCGCGGATTTTAAACGGCACGATTAAAGCCAATCGCGGCAAAGCGCATGAAATCGCAGTGGAGCTGGGGATCAAGGCCAAATCGGAAGCAGAGAAACGGAGCGCGTGATGAGTGCCAAAGGTGTGAGACTACTGAAAGTCTTCAAGGCGTTGGAAGCCCATCCGATTATCGGTATCAGCAACAAGGAAATTTCAGACGGCCTCGGTATTTCGCCGGTACATGTCAGCCGGGACTTGGAAGACCTGATTGCGGAGGGTTTGGTGGTCAAGCTGGATAACGGCAATTTTGCGTACAGCATTAAAACCTTGCAAATCGCGGAACGTTTCAGACAGCAACAAGAACGTTTGACTGCACGTTTGCAGGAAATTGAACAACGAGTTTATTAAATGCGACGACGTCGTCGCATTTGCAGGAGATAAAAATGGAAGTATTAGGACACGCGGTTGGCGCAACGGCAAACGAACTGGCAATACACAGCATGGCGGTTATGGATCGTTTTTCAAATGGCGAGGCTTACAACGAGGCTGTTTGGATTGAACGTGGACGTTTTGCGGTACGCCAAACAATGGAAGGTATGTTTGAGCTGGGTCGCGCACTCATCATCATCAAAGAGCATACGCCGCATGGCCGTTTTGCTGAGATTGCCGAGAAAGAGTTTGGCTTAGGCCGCCGTGAATCGCAACGTTTGATGAATGCCACGCTGCGCTTTATCGACCCAAAAATGAAACAGGCGCAGCCACAGCTGATGAAACTTGGAAAGTCCAAACTGCTGGAGCTGCTGGTGGAAGATGACGACACCTTGCTGGAGTTTGCCGAAGGCGGCGAAATCAACGGTAATACGCTTGATGATGTCGACCGCATGACTGTTAAGGAGTTACGTGTCGCCTTGCGCGAGAGCCGCGAAACGGCTGAAGCGAAAGACAAGGTCATTGCCGACAAGAACAAGAAGGTCGACGAGCTGGCCGAAAAGCTGGCTAAGAAGCAAACCGGTGTAAGAGAGCCGAAGGCGGAAGATGTGGGCAGTGAATTGACGATGCAGTTATCCAGCCTTGAGGTCGGTATCCGCAGTCAAGTGAGCCGTCTGAAAGATTTGTTTGACCAACTTAATGCGCACAGTGAGGCACATGGGATCAGCCATCAGGCAAAAATGGTCGGGGCGTTGAATCAGATTATTTTGGATTGTAACGGCATCCGCGAGAGCTACGCTCTACCGATGGAAGCCCCTCAAGATGAGACGCCGGAGTGGTTGGGAGAATAGATCATGAACGCCGGATTGGTAGAAAGACTGACTGAAATCGAGGCTCAAGCCGCTTTGCTTGGACGGGGAGAACGGTCGGAGTATCTGAAACGGTCGGCACAGGATTTAGGGGTATCGCTCGCTACGCTCTATCGGAAATTGGAGTCTGTGAGTGTTAAGCCAAGCCGAAAACGGCGAAGCGATGCCGGTAAAACGGAACTGAAGCTGGAAGAAGCCAAACTGATTTCGGCTGTACTGGTGGAGGCCATGAGGCGCAACGGCAAGCGGTTGATGTCGGTCAAGCAAGCAGTGGAGATGCTGCGAGCAAACGGCAAAATCGAGGCGGCGCGGATTGATGAGGAAACGGGGGAAGTCATTCCGCTTTCTGAAAACACCATTACCCGGGCTTTACGAGAGTACAAGCTACATCCCGACCAATTACTTCAGCCTGATCCTGTCAGCCGTATGAAATCTGAACATCCGAATCATTGCTGGCAAATCGACCCTAGTTTGTGTGTTTTGTATTACCTGCCGCGACACGGTAAGGATACGGGGCTTAGGGTGATGAAAGAGGAGGAATTCTACAAAAACAAACCTAAAAATGTTGTGAAGATTGAGCAAGACCGCGTGTGGCGGTACACCGGCACCGACCATGCCAGTGGAACGATTGTCGCCAGGTACTACTTCGGTGGCGAGACGAGTGCGAACTTGTGCGATTTCTTCATCTTCATGATGCAAGCCAAGGAGGATGTACATAAGGATCCTATACGCGGGGTGCCACGCATGGTCATGCTTGACCCGGGAAGTGCGAATACGTCGTCTGCTTTTAAAACGCTGTGCAAGTCGCTTGATGTGCATGTGCAGATCAATAAACCCGGCAACCCCCGTGCCAAAGGTCAGGTAGAGAAAGCCAATGACATTGTGGAAACATCTTTTGAAAGCGGTTTGCGCTTTACCGAGGTACACGATATCGACCAACTGAACGCCCTTGCCGAACGTTGGATGCGTTACTACAACGGTACGCAGATTCACAGCCGTCACGGTATGACCCGCTATCAGGCGTGGAACAAAATCAAACCGGAGCAGCTGATCCTGCCGCCTCCTGCGGAATATTGTCGTGAGCTGGCAATCAGTGCGCCAAAAGAAGCCAAGGTATCGGCTGATTTGGAAATACGCTTCGGCGGTCGTTTCTACAGTGTGAAAGCCATTCAGGGCATATTGGTTGGGCAGAAGGTTTTAGTAGCCAAAAACCCTTGGGAAGAGAACGGAGCGCGAGTAGCAACGTTTGATGCAGACGGCCGCGAAACATGGGTGGCTGTGCCGGAAGTGGTGTTTGACGATATGGGCTTCAGAGCCGATTCGGCAGTCATCGGCGAGGAGTACAAGGCACCGGGTAATACTGCTACCCAGCAACATGCGAAGGAACTCGACAAGATGGCTATGGGTGCGGAAACGCTGGAACAGGCCGCAGCCAATCGAAAAGGCAAGGCTGTACCGTTCGGCGGATCTATAGATCCATTCAAGCACCAAGAAGATACGCTCGCTACACGCAATACGCTCTATTTGGATCGTGGCGGCCAGCAGATGGAATACAACCGGATGGAAGTCGCCGAGCAGGTGTTGAGCAAGGTGGAAATGGCGAAGCTGTTGAAGCCGCGTATCGAAGCCGAAGGTGGAGACTGGAAACAGGCTGTTGCGCTCATTACCAAACATTATCCAGGCGGTGTGGCCGCCAGTCAGTTGGAAGCGGTTTTTGACAAGCTGAAAACGGCAGGCCGTCTGAAATTACATAAACCCGGTTAGGCAAAGGCGACGACGTCGTCGCATTTGTAGAGGATTAAAAATGGAAGCAATAACTATCTCTAAACATGAGTATGAAAATTTGAAAAAGCTGGCTGAATCTGCACGTGCTTTAAACGACTTTTTCCTGCCGAAAGTGAATTACGGCGCGAGTTTTTTAGATGCGGACGCACTGGCGGCACTGAGTGATTTTTCGGTCGAAATCGGAAAGGCTGCCGGAAATGAAGACAACGTTTAAGCAAATCGGCAAATCCTATGCCGCCGCGGCAGCCGAAATCGGATGCAGCAAGCCGATGCTGGTGGCGGTAGTCAATCATGGGCAATGGCCGAAAAAAAACGCAGCCGAGCTGCGAAGGAAATTGAAACAATTTTTTGAAACGAATGGTGCGGAAATCCCAGCGAGCCTGAGAAACGAGCCGGAAGCCGCACCTGCCCAAGCAACTTACGAAGACAAGGACAATGAGATGTTACTACGAAAAGCAACTTTAAACCAAGCGGCAAAACAACATTTTAGCTTATTCCGCGACCCGTTTAACGACGAAATCCAGTCTGCAGACGATGTGTATATGACGCCGGATGTGCGCTATGTGCGCGAGGCGATGTTTCAGACGGCCTGCCACGGCGGTTTTGTGGCGGTGGTCGGTGAAAGCGGCGCGGGTAAATCTACACTGCGCGAAGACCTGCAAGACCGTATCAACCGCGAAGGCCGTCAGATTGTGTTGATTGAGCCTTATGTGCTGGCAATGGAAGACAACGACCAAAAGGGCAAGACACTCAAAGCGGTACATATCGCTGAGGCAATTTTAGAGGCGGTTGCGCCTGGAACAAGCCCTAAACGTAGTCCGGAGGCTCGTTTCCGCCAAATTCACCGCGCTCTGACTGAAAGCGCAAAAGCCGGTAACAAGCACCTGCTGCTGATTGAAGAGGCTCATGGCCTGCCTCTGCCGACCCTGAAACATTTGAAACGCTTTTTTGAGCTGAAGAACGGTTTTGAACGACTGCTCGGGATTGTCTTAATCGGTCAGACGGAGTTGGCGCAAAAGCTCAGCGAAAACAATCCTGCTGTGCGCGAGGTGGTGCAACGTTGCGAAGTGGTTACGCTCTTGCCGCTGACCGACGGTAAGCTCGAAGGCTACCTCAAGCACAAATTTGCCCGTGTCAATGCGGATATGGCAAAGATTTTAGACCAAAGCGCGATTGATGCGGTTGCCGAGCGGCTGACAGTCAAAAGCCGCACGAGCAAGGGATTGGAAACCAACAGCCTGCTCTATCCGCTGGCCGTCAACAATCTTGTGGCTGCTGCGATGAATCAGGCGGCGGAATTGGGTTTTGAGCTTGTTGATGGCGATGTGGTACGGGGGGTATGAGATGAAAAAATATGAAATCGAAATTGCCATTGTAATTGTGCTGCTGTCCATCGTCGTAGCCATACAGGCAATGCTGACCGAGCCTTGCCGCCAAAAACAGCCTATGCAGATCAACGTCTATGACAGGGGGCAGTACAAATGAGGGGGTTATGGATACTGACCGCCATGCTTGCCGCCTGCCAGCCGGTCGCGGCAACGGCAGATCAAAGAGATGCTCTGGAAGCCGATAAAAACTGGGAGGCAGTTTACGGCGGGATGAGCGAGACAGACAAAATAACAGGCGTAGTTTTGGAGCCTGCGGGAGCGGAAAAATGAACAGGGATTACAGCAAAATCAAAGTATCGGTTTGGCGCGAGAAAGGCGGACATCTTGTCACTGAGCTGACAACGGTGTCGGGTAAGTTTGTGATGATGTATGTGTCATCTCGGCTATCGGATGAAATTGAGGATGTGGTTCAGACGGCATTGCGGTATTTGAGCCGTAAGGATTTGGAGGCGGCGCGATGAAAGTACGCTGCCCCACCTGCGGCGCGGTGATGAGCTTGGATGTCTTAATCGCCCATGACGATGCCCGTGAAGCCCTGATTGCCCTGACCGGCATTTCAGACGACCTTTTTAAGGCGGTATTGCGGTATCTGACGCTGTTTCGCCCCGCCGAAAAGGATTTAAGTTTTAACCGGGTTTCAAAGCTTATTGGCGAGATTGCGCCGATGATACGGGAGGGCGAAATCGTCCGTAACCGTAAAACTTACCCGGCTCCGCGTGAGGCTTGGATTTGGGCGGCAACACGATGCCTTGAGGCACGGGACGCAGGAAAGCTGACGCCGCCGCTGACCAGCCACGGTTATTTGTTAGGAAATCATTCGTTTTTGTCCCCAAGAAAAGAGGGGGGGACCGGGGGTTTCGCCCCCCCCCCACCCCTCCCCCGCAGGAGAGGTGGCAAACACCAAATTGAGGAGCGGGTTGGGCGGTTTGATGGAGTGGTCAAATGGAGGCGAACAATAACTGGCTTAAAAAAGCAATCGCGCAGGGTTTTATGATGCTCGCCGCCCTAAACCTCAAAGGCCGCCCTGCCTCGGCGGATTTGACGGCAGTCGCCGAACTTTGGTTGGGCATACTGAGCGGCCGGTCGTGGCAACCGGAACAGGACGGAATCAGGATACAGGCAGCCTTTAGGGCTATCGCGGCATCCTCGTCAGAGTGGCCAAACCCTGCCGACCTTATCAAACACCTGCCGCCGCCCGAAATCAGAATGGTGCCGAGGCTGGAAAAGAAGCACCAGCCGACGGAATACGGCAAGGCGCAGTCCGCCGAGCTGAAAAAGATTGTCGGCAGATTGAAAAACGCACCCTGCATGAACAGGGATTGGATACACGGGCCGAGGCACCGGTCGGTGGACGAATGTCAAAGGATTTATGCCGAAAGGCAGAAAGGTAAAGAAATGAATGATTGGAAAAATCTAAACGATGAACTCCCGTGTATCGGGTGGATTTGCGACGTACTACTACCCGATGGAACGATCATCGAGAACGTGGAGGCAGTAGAAGTTGATGACGATAACGCTTTTATGCCCGAAGTTGGTTTTAAAAAATACCCCGAGGCCACGCATTTTCGAAAATCAAAATGAAAGGGAAACAAATGAACATTGATAAAACCCAATACAAACAGGATGCCAAAGGTAATCTCGTGCCGCTGGCCAATATTAAAGAAATCGACCTGCTGCGCGATGAGCTGGTGCAGGAAATCGCCGCCAAAGCCCGCGCGGTACAGGATAAACTGATGGCGTTCAAACGCGAGGCGATGGACGATATTGCAGCGTTTGTACAGTTGAGTGCCGACCGCTATGACGTGAATGTCGGCGGTAAGAAAGGCAATATCAGCCTGCACAGCTTTGACGGCGCATACCGCGTCAACCTTGCCATGCAGGACACGCTGGTATTTGACGAGGGATTGATTGCCGCCAAAGCCCTGATTGACGAGTGCATCAACGAATGGACGGAAGGCAGCCGCACGGAATTGAAAACACTGATTAACGCGGCGTTTCAGGTGGATAAAGAAGGCAATATCAGCACCGCCCGCGTACTTGGTCTGCGCCGCCTGCAAATCACGGATGAAAAATGGCAACGGGCGATGGATGCGCTCTCCGACAGTTTGCAGGTGCATATCAGCAAGCCGTTTGTGCGGGTGTATCAGCGCGGCGCGGATGGGGAGTATCAGCTGATGAATTTGGATGTGGCGAAGGTGTAGGAAAAATGAACGCAAATATAATGATTTATTTGATTGAAGTTAATGATGGGCCGGTTGCAAAAGCACTGCGAAGTTTTCAGCAGGACAAGGCCGCAATGCGACAGGCGTGGCTTGATTGGGCGCGCGAACACTTGCCGTCAGATGCGCTAATGCGGGAATGGAGCGATGGGCAAGTGGCAGGGTTTGCGTTCCCTTCCGGCATACCCGATGGATGGAAAAAGCCCAATAAGAACGGAACTTGTTGGCCACGGAGAAACAACCCAATCCTAAAAACCATGCCACTTAACAAAAGATTTAAACGCCCCGAAGAGTATTTGGAAGAAGTTGGCATCACCGCACCAACAGTGATTTTTGAAAAGAATAGCGACGGAGAGACTTGGGCATCTTGGGGTATCGGTAATTTCTTAAATCCTGTTCAGTTCGTTTGGGCGGGATTGGAGGAGGACGCGCCAAAGGGCGTGGTAACTCCTGACTATGCCTACGAGCTTAGAGAAGGGGCTAAGAGAATCAGAAACGGCTGTACGATGCAGCCGCCCGAAGATTTTGATTGGCAGAATCTGTTACCGGGCTGCCGTGTCATTCCTCGGTATGAGTGGGATTACTTGGTTGGGAAATGGCAGGAAACACGGAATGCTGACGAAGAACAGGAGGCTTAAATGGCAAAAATCATTATGCCCATCCGTAAACATTAGGCCGTCTGAAATTGCAAATTCATAACCCGCGTGGCACGGTCTGCCGCATTTAAACCTAAATAGGAGTCAAAAAGTGAATAAATCCGAATTAATCCAAGCCATCGCCGATGAGGCGGAATTGAACAAACGCGATGCGGCAGAATTTGTCGATGCGTTTGTCAGCGTGGTAACGCAGGCGATGAAGGACGGCAAAGACGTTACGTTGGTCGGCTTCGGCTCGTTCCACACCGCCCAATCTGCCGAGCGTAAAGGCCGCAATCCGAAAACGGGCGAACCGCTGACCATCGCTGCACGTAAAACGCCTAAATTCCGCCCTGGAAAGGCGTTGAAAAAAGCAGTTAATCCATAGCCAGGCTATAAAAAAAGGCCGTCTGAAAGTTTCAGACAGCCTTTTTTATTTGCCAAATGACTACCGGCAAATGTAGAATCAGGCATAATATATTGATTTATTTAAATATATGAAACAGCGTTTCAGTATGTGAAAAGAAAGGATTAGCATGGAAACGGCAAAAGCGAAAAAACAGCGTTTAATCCGTCTGATTCACGTCGGTAAAACGCAGTTGATGATGGCCGATAGCGAGTACCGTACGCTATTGGCCAATATTTCGCGCGGGAAAACGAGCAGCACTAAGTTGTCGGTCGATGAGTTAGAACTGGTGGTAACGGCTCTGAAGGCGCGTGGTTTTGTAGTAACGACAAAAGCGCAGGCTAAAAGTGACAAGCCGGATATTAAAGTCCGGCCTGCCCATCCTGCGGTTGATGGCCAAATTAAAAAAATACGTGCGTTATGGCTTGAGCTACACGGTATCGGTGCAGTAAGAAATCCGTCCGAGCTGGCTTTGGGTAGGTTTGTAAAGCGTATGGTCGGCGTTGATTATCATGGCTGGCTTGATATTGATAATGCACAGAAGGTCATTGAACACTTGAAACAATGGTTGTTGCGCGAGGAAAGAAAACTGGAGGTGCTAAGTGGCTGATGAACGCGTACCCGAGCTGGTGACCGATTTGGAAGACCAAATGTCTGCCTGTTTATGTTCTGAGCTGCCGATGTTGGATAAAACTCAGGCGAAGGTGGTAAGTAAGAAGGTGGCAAGATTCATTACGGACAACTGGGGAGGCCAATTGATTTATATCCCGAAGAACCATATCGGCAAGGTATCGGAAAGAGACCAACAGGTATATCGGGAATTTAATGGTAAGAATCATGCGGCATTATCCAAGAAATTTGATTTAACTGTTCAACAAATCTATCGCATTGTGAAAGCAGTCGGAGATGCGGAAAGGTCGAAAAGACAGACTGATTTGTTTGGATAAGTCTCGTAATGCAGAAAAAGGCGGTGGTGGGGGTGTGTTTTCCCCCCGGCCGGCTTTTATATTGCGTTTCTCGTCTTGGTCGGGGGTTTGCCTACCTTGAGCTATAAACTCGCTAAAAATGCCGTTTTTGCGCATTTTGAGTAAAACATGTTTTAAACCGCATTAAAAGCCGTTTCAGACGGCCTTTGTCAAAATAGCCTCATCAATCCGATGGGGCTTTTTTTGTGAAAAAGTTGTTTGAAATTTTTAAATCCGGCACGCGTACTGACAATAACGGCCGAAAAGTGACGATTACCGATGCGGATGTGGCTCAGGCAGCTGCTGCATATGATCCAAAGCTGCATGAAGCACCGCTGGTTATCGGCCATCCGAAGACCGATGCTCCGGCCTATGGCTGGGTGGGCAGTTTGCAAGCCGATGGTGGTGTGCTGTCGGCCGATTTTGCGCAAATGGACGATGATTTTGTTGGCTTGGTGAAAGACGGCCGCTACAAAAAGGTATCGGCCAGTTTCTATCCGCCCGACAGCCCGAGTAACCCGAAGCCCGGTTCTTGGTATCTGCGCCATGTCGGTTTTCTCGGTGCGCAACCACCTGCAGTAAAAGGTTTATCCGCCATTAATTTTGCTGAAGACGATGAGTATGTCGAGTTTTCCGAATATGCACACCGCCGCACGGCCTCGATTTTCCGCCGTCTGCGTGAGTGGCTGATTGAGCAGTACGACGCGGCCACTGCCGATAAAGTCGTTGCCGATTGGGAAATTCGCGACATTGAAGAATTGGCAGACTGGCAGCCCGAACCGCCCACACCGGCATTTGCCGACCCTGTAACCCCAAACGAATCTCAAACCCATGAAAACAAGGAGACCTCTATGTCGCCCGAAGAACAACTGGCAGCCGAAAAAGCCGCCCGTGAACAAGCCGAAGCTAAGGCAGCCGCTGCGGAAGCAGAGCTGAAACGCTTGCAAGACGAGCAAGACCAAGCCTTGCGTGAAGGTCAACATGATCAGAATGCCGAATTTGCCGAAGCCTTGGTAAAAGAAGGCCGTCTGAAACCCGCTGATAAGGATTTGGTGGTGCAGGTATTGGACTTCACGGAATACCCCGAACATACCAGCGTCGATTTTGGCGAAGGCAGCACCATTGGCGAAGCGTTGCGCCAATTCTTGCGCAACCTCCCGGAAGTATTGCCAAGCGGCCACTATACCAAAGGGACTACTCCTATGGCCGCCGCTGGACTGCCAGCCGATTTTGCCGAAGCGGCTAATCCTGATGCGCTGAGCCATCACGAACGTGCTGTGGCTTTGGCAGCCAAAGAAGGCATCACCTACGAAGAAGCGGCACGTCGTACCGCCGTTTAACCCAAAAGCGACGATGTCGTCGCATTTCAATTTGAAAGGATGAACGATGAGTTCTCATTTGCGCCGCCTTCGCGGTCAGGTCGATCCAGTTTTAACCAATCTGGCAGTCGGTTATAAAAACGCGGAATTTATTGCCGAGAAAATTTTCCCTCAAGTATTTACTGATAAAGAAGGCGTACAGGTGCCGGTGTTCGGCAAAGGCTCTTTTGTCGAATACGACACCAAGCGTGCCGTCGGCGCAGCGTCTAACGTGATTACTTTGGATGCGCCGAACTATCTGCCGATTGTGTTGGAAGAACACGATTTAGCGGCTGGTGTGGATTACCGTGAGCAAGCGGAATCGCTGTTTAACGAGCAAGCCAAAGCTACCCGTCGCGCTACCAAGGGTGTGCAACTGCGTCAAGAAATCGAAACGGCTGCTTTGCTGCAGGCTAAATCTGCTTATCAGAGTGGCCACACTAAAGATTTGGCGGCCACGAAAAAGTGGAGTGCCGATAATTCAGACCCATTGGCTGATATTGAAAGTGCACGTGAAACCGTCCGTGCAGCTTGCGGTGTGCGCCCAGGCGTATTGGTAGTAGGTGCCAGCGTGTTGTCTCAACTCAAGCGCAATAAGGCTCTCCTCGCCTCCCTGTCCGCCAATGACCGTAAATCTCTGTTGACTGTCGAGCAGTTGAAAAACCTGCTGGAACTGGATGACATCATTGTCGGCCAGGCTGTGTCATCTGTTGCAACCGGCAAACCCACCAAAGATGTTTGGGGTAAATTTGCCAGCCTGATTGTTCGACCCGATTTGGTTTCAGACGGCAATGACGAAGGCGAACCTGCATTCGGCTATACCTTCCGCCGCCGCGGCATGCCGGTGGTCGACCGTTATGAAGAAGTTGGCGGCAAAGTCGAATATGCCCGTTATACCGATATCCGCAAAGCGGCTGTGGTGGGTAGTGCGTGCGGTTTCTTGTTCGAAAACGCAGTAGATTAATTGACAAGGCCGTCTGGAGTGCCTAGACGGCTAGGGAGAAAAAATATGAGCTTAAAGATTACACCTCAAGAAATCGAAAACAAGATTGATAAGGCTGATTATCACCGTGTGGGTGAGACAACTGCAATCGTTTGCTCGTTGACCCTGAAATCAGGTTTTGTCGTGATTGGTAAGGCGGCTTGTTTTAGCCACGATATTTTTGACGAACAGATGGGCTGTGAATTGGCATACCAAGATGCTATTCGCCATCTGTGGGAATTGGAAGCTTATCGTTTGAAAGAAAATGCAGTTATGCAGAAAGTAGAGGTTTAAATGGCTCAAACCAAACAAGTGGTACTGGTAACTACCATTCCCGCAACAGGCGCGATTGTGAAAAACCGCTTTGTTAATTTTAAAGGCGCACAGGCTAAAGCCGGCGAGACCGTTTTGGGTGTCGCTCCATATGATGTTGAAACTGGTGATACTGCTGCAGTCGATGTGGTCGGTATCGCTGTTGTCGAATCAGGTGGCGCAGTGGCTATCGGTGCCGAAGTAGGCGCAGACGCACAAGGCTGTGCAGTATCCGGTGCGGCAAAAATTGCCGGTACGGCTCTGACTGCTGCAACCGCCGCAGGTGAAACTGTTCGTGTATTGTTGAAAGGTTAATCATGGCTAAGGTTTATATCGCAAACACTGCATTGATTCTTGAAGACGAAGCCGGTAAGCAATTCCGTGTGGAAGCAGGCGAAGCTATTGAGCTGACACCTGAACAATACGAATCAGTGGCCGCTCATGTGACACCGACGGCAACTACAGGCGAAGAGCTGGATGCACAACAGGCAGAAGCTCAAGAGAAAACGCCGTCTGAATCTAATTCAACTAAAGAGCCTGAGTCTCAAACCAAAACGCAACGCAAAACAAAGGCGGACGCGTAATGTACTACATCAACGCCGAGAATATGCTCAAGGCTATGAGTAAGCCGGAATTGGTGCAGTTGACCAACGATGAGCCTCGTGCGACTGAGCCGGATATGGCGGTAGTGGATGAAGCCATCCGCTATGCCAGCGACTTGGTTGACGGCTATTTGCGTGGACGCTATCCGCTGCCTCTCAAGTCGGTGCCGACGGTGTTGCCGCCATTGTGTATCAACATTGCCCGCCATTTCCTGCACTCTCGCCGCATCAATCGGGCGGATTTTCCGAAGACGTTGGAGACTGCCTACAACGCGACTCTGAAAACGTTGGAAGCCATCCGCGACGGCAAAATCCATATCGGCGTTGATACTTTGGACAAAGAGGCGCAGCCGGAGCCAGGTGCGTATCACACGCGTGGCGGTTCGCGTATTGACATGACGGGGTATTGATTGTGAGTGCGACACGTCCTGTTATTGACGCGGTAGTTGAGCATTTGCAGACGGCCATTCCATGGGTCATCGTGGAAGTGTTCCCCGAAAGGCCGTCTGAATACCAGTTTATCCACCCGACCGGTGCGATTTTGGTTGGCTACGGTGGCAGTAAGTTCACTGATTTGGAACATTTGGGCAACATTGCCCAGCAGCGCGACATGACGCTGGTGTTAACCGTTATCGGCAGCAATCTGCACGGCGATGAAGGCACGCTGGCGATTTTAGACGAAGCCCGGTTGGCGATTGTCGGCTTCCGCCCTCCAAACTGTCTGCCGTGTCATTTATTGCAAGAGCGTTTTTTAAACGAAGATGCCGGTGCATGGCAGTATGAGCTGACCGTTCAGACGGAAACTCAACAAGTCGAAGTGTGTAAGCCCAATACCAATCCCTTGCTCATTAAGGTGCATGGCCGCTTGAATGGAAATGCATTAAACCCTGATTTAAAACCTAAGGAGAATTCATAATGGCAGCAGCCTATCATCATGGTACGGAGACTATCCGTATTGACGGTGGTTCTAATCCTGTCTATACCGTTGACGGTGCGATTACGGCTATTGTCTGTACTGCACCAGTCGGTGCAGTCAACGAATTGACTGTGTGTCAAACCAAGAAAGACTTTGCACAATTCGGCGGTGAACTGACCGCTCAAGGCTTTACCCTGCCGGATGCCGCACACATTTGGACGCGCTACGGCAGCGGTGTCGCCTATGTTGTCAATGTTTGCGACCCCGCCAAACATAAGACAACCGTCAGCAACGAAGTATTGACGGTTGATCCTGACACCTTGACAGCCAAAACTGCCAAGCCTGCTCTGCAAAGCGGCTACACACTGACGGACGGCGGCAATACGCTGACCGAAAACACGCACTACACCATCAACACCCTGACAGGTGAGATTACCTACAAAACCAAACCTAACTCGCCCAAAATCAGTTATACCTATACCGACCCGACCAAGGTTTGGGCTGTCGACATCATTGGTGCTTACGTTGCCGCTACAGGCAAACGGACCGGATTAGAGCTGTTGACGGAAGGGTTCAACCGCCAAGGCGCGGACGCCAAAATCATTATTGCGCCTGATTTTGATCGCCATGCCAATGTGCGCGCGGCGATGGAAGTCATTGCGGGCAAGCTGAAGGCCATTGCTTATGTGGCTGCTCCGCAAGGTACGAGCCTGAGCAAAGCTCTCGAAGGTCGTGGTCCGTTAGGTACGATTAATTTTCAGACATCGTCCGACCGCTGCCAGCTCTTTTATCCATATGTCGTCGGTTTGCTCGGCCTTGAAAACCTTGCTACCCACGCCGCAGGCCTGCGAATGAAAACCGATGTGGAACAGGGCTACTGGTTCAGTATCTCCAACCGCGAACTTTTGGGCGTAACCGGCGTGGAAATCGGTCTGACTGCTCGCGCCGACGACCCGCAGTCGGAAACCAACCGCCTGAATGAAAAAGGCATTACGACTGTCTTCAATTCCTACGGTACAGGCTATCGTATGTGGGGTAACCGCCTTGCCTGCTTCCCGACTACCTCGCATATTAAAAACTTTGAAGTGGCGCAACGCACCGGCGACATTATTGACGAGTCTATCCGTCGTTTAGAGTTGCAGTATGTTGACAAACCGATTGATGCAGATGATCCGAATGCCTTGATTGACAGCCTGCTTGAGAGCGTCCGCACCTATATGTCTACGCTTAAATCTATTGTGGGCTTCGCCGTGGATTTGGACTATGAGTACGATTTGGTTGATGCGTTTAGCAAAGGTCAGGTCCCCATCGTTTACGACTACACGCCGAAACTGCCGGCCGAGCGTATTACCAATACCAGCGTGATGACCCGCAAGTATCTTATCAATTTGGTATCGGCTAACTAAGGTCGGCCGAAAAGGAAGAAATATGTCTGCAATCAATGTAATCTACAATGCCAACATCTATATCGACGGCAACAACCTTTTGGGTAATGCATCCGAGTTTAAATTGCCTGAGTTTGAGTTTGGCCAGGACGAATTTACCGGTTTAGGTATGGTTGGCACCATCAAACTGCCAAACGGCGTAGAAGCGCTGGAAGGCGAAGTTACTTGGAACAGCTTTTATCCCGAGGTGGCGAAAAAGGCATCAAACCCATTCAAGGCCGTGCAACTGATGGTGCGCGGCAACCTGCAAACCTTCAATGCGGCAGGTTTGGCAGAAGAAGTCCCTATCGTTACCACGGTAACGGCGATGTTCAGCAAAAATGCTTTGGGCGGCCACAAGCCGAAGGAAAAGGCGGAATTTGGCTCAACCTACCAGACAACGGAAGTCCGCCAAGTCGTCGGCGGCCGCGAAGTGCTGTACTACAACGCGTTCAAAAACATCTACCGCGTGGACGGTCAGGACGTTTTGAAACAAATGCGTAAAAACATTGGCGCTTAATCTTTAAATCGGATTAAAAGCCGGTTCAGGCGACCTTTGACACAATCACCGTATCTTTACCGATACGGTGATTTTTTATTTTTATAAACGTTTTGGAGATAGAAAATGAATGAAGCCAAGCAGTTACAAGAAGATTTGGGTGTAAATACCGTTGTGAAACTGAAATATCCGGTCAGACTGGCGACGGGTCAGATGTTGGATCAGGTAACGCTTCGCCGTCTGTGCGTGGGCGATTTGCGCGCCGTCTCGCATCTGACGAATGAGGCGGAACAGGAACTGGCCCTGTTTGCCCGCATGACAGGCATGATTCCTGAAGACTTGGATTGCTTGGATTTGGCGGATTGGAAGCAGATGCAGGAGACGTTTCGCCGATTCACGGAATCCGACCAAGACAAATAGTCCACCTCTTTCAAAGGCTGAAGCGCAGCGGCAGTTGCTGTCTGCCGCTGCTGATTTGGCATGGTGGTTCGGTTGGAGCGTGGATGAGGTTTATACGCTGCCGCTGGACGAATTTGAAGACTGGCAGAAAGAAGCAACCCGCCAAATGAAGGCGGGTTATCGGAGGGGAATGTAATTCAGATTTGGTGTCGGCGTTCTGCTTCGATTTCGCGCTGCAAATCGCGACACCAACCGTTTGACGGCTCTTCAGGCTCTTTGCGGAACACTACCCAAGCAAACCATGCCAAATACAGTACCAATCCCAACAGAAGCAGGGGAAAACCGCCTGCCATCAATAAAACGAATGCCAATGCGGCAATAACAAATCCTCCATTCATCTTTTCATCCCTTCTTAGCTGTGTTGAGAGAGATTTCAGAGGGGGGGAGGTTTGTTTTTTTCTCAATTTGTTTTCCCGGGGGGGGGGGGGGGGGCTTTGTCGGGTTTGACCCATATCGGCAAGGCGATGAAGACGCTGAAAATGACGACGAATGCCTTGTCCGAACGTCAGAAGGAATTGGGAAGGGTATTGGAGCGGAACAAGAGTCGTTTGAGCGTATCATCTGCCAAGCAGTTATGGCAGGAATACGAAAGAATCGGTCATTCCGTTGCTAAGTTGACCCGCCAATATGAAAAGCTCAATACTGTCCGTGCCCAAAGAGCAGCTGTCAGCAACCAATGGGCGGACATTAAAGGGCAATGGCAGGGCGCACTTGTTGCCGCAGGTACTCTGATTCTGCCCGTCAAGATGTCGATTGAATTTGAATCGGCAATGGCGGATGTGAAAAAGGTGGTCGATTTCGATACACCGCAGCAATTCAAGGAGATGGAACGGGACATTTTGAAAATGACCCGCAAGATTCCTATGGCGGGCAAGGAAATTGCTGCCATCGTTGCCGCAGGTGGGCAGTCCGGAGTTGCTCGGGAACACCTGACGGGCTTTGCCGAAGATGCCGCAAAAATGGGGGTGGCATTCGATATGGCGGCAGGACAGGCAGGCGAATCTATGGCGACACTGTCCAACGTCTTGCAGATACCGATTTCTAAAATCGGCATATTGGGTGACGCCATCAACCACCTTTCGGACAATGCAAACTCCAAAGCGGCGGATATTGTCAACGTCCTGACCCGTGTCGGCAGTGACATCAAGCAGTTGGGTATGACGGAAAACCAAGGTGCGGCATTGGGCAGCACCTTCCTGAGTATGGGTAAAGCCCCCGAACTCGCGGCGCAGGCAATGAAGGGCATGATTACTTCGATGTCGGTGATGAAGGCGGGTGGTGCGAAAAAAGAGCTGGCGGAACTGGGCTTGACGACTAAGGAATTTGCCACTGCGATGGACAAAGATGCCAACGGTGCGATGCTGAACCTGTTGGCTAGGGTCAAGCAGTTGCCGAAAGCGGAACAATTCCCCATGCTGCTGGAGTTGTTCGGCAGGAACTATGCCGACGACGCCATGATGCTCGCCAACAACATCGGCGAGTACAATCGTCAACTTGCATTGCTGGAAGAACGCGATGCTTCGGGCAATTTGAAATATCTCGGGTCGATGCAACGTGAGTTTGCCAACCGTTCGGCAACGACCGCCAATCAAATCCAGCTTTTCAAAAATGGGCTGTCGGAACTCGGCATACAGTTGGGTGCGATGGTTCTGCCTGCCGTTAATGACTTTTTGAGTAAGGGCATCAGAATTGCCAACATCGTCTCGGACTGGGCAGAGAAACATCCCGTATTGACGAAAGGGATTATTGGTACGGCGGCATCGCTTTTGGCTTTTAAAGTCGGTATGTTTGGTGTAATGGTCGTTGCCAACCGGTCGCGTGCGACTTATTTGGCCTTAAAAAGCGGCCTGCTCTCTTTGAAGGCGACGGCGGTTTTGACCCAGACGGTGATGCAAAGCGGATTGGGGGGGGCGGGGGGGGGGGGGGGGGGGGGGGTGGGGGGGGGGGGGGGGGGCGGGAGGGCCGCCCCCCCTGCTCGGTTTCAGCCTGTCTTCGCTGGTAGCAATGTGGCCGCTGGTTTTGGCCGTTGGCGCACTTGCTCTGGTTGGATGGACAATTTACAAGGCGTGGAATCCAATTAAGGCTTTTTTTGCCGGGCTGTGGGATGGGCTGTTGAAAGGATTAGAGCCGTTGAGGCCAGCTTTCAATGCTTTGGTTACTGCATTGTCTGCTGCTTGGGACAGTATCTATACTGCAATTGCACCGGTTGTAGCTGCCGTTTCCTCCGTCTTGGGCGGTTTGTGGGATACGGTCAGGCCGCTGGTTCAGCCGCTATTGGATTTCTTTGGAGATTTTTTCAGCACCACTCAAGTTGCCGAAGGCGGGGCACGCAGTTTCGGCCAATCGGTAGGTTTGTGGATAGGCGAGAAAATCACAGCAATCGTCGCCTGGGTCGGCAACAAAATCACTGAAATGAAAACCGCCTTTGACGGAGGTCTGAAAGGAATACTCGGTCTGATTCTGAACTGGTCGCCGCTGGGTGCGTTTTATTCCGCATTCCGCAGTGTCCTGTCTTGGTTCGGTATCGAACTACCCGAGAAATTCAGCGGTTTCGGCAGAATGCTGATAGGCGGTTTGGTTAACGGTATTAAATCAGCAGCAGCTTTAGTATATGACACGATTACCTCTATCGGTAATTCGATTAAGGCTAAATTCCAAGCGGTAATGGATATCCATTCTCCAAGCCGTGAATTCCGTCGTTTTGGCGGCTTTATCACCCAAGGTTTGGATATCGGTATCCGCCGTACGGCCAGCCAGCCAATCGGTACTATCGGCACATGGGCAGGCCGTCTGAAAGACAGATTTACGAACCGTGTCGGTCAGTTACGTGCTGATGTTGCTGCGCGTCTATCCGGTCATCGTGCAGATTTCGAGCAGGCACGGCAGGCTGCGTCCGCCCCTGGTGGTGTGACCATCCATTTTAATCCGACCATCAATGCGCCGGGCGGTAATCCTCAGCAGATTGAGGCTGCACTGCAAATCGGTTTGCGTGAATTTGAAGCAATGTTCCGCCGCATGATGGACGACAAAGCACGGAGGGCTTATTGATGTATGCGATGTTGGGTGATGTGCGATTTGAGCTTTTAAACAGCTTTACGTCTTTGGAAACTCAGCATGCCGCCAATTTTGCCAAACATGAGGTCTTGAAAGGCCGTCCGCGCCTGCAGGCCCTGCAAAACGAGCTGACGACGCTGCGTTTTTCGCTCAAGCTGCATTGGCGGCTGGGCAATCCCGACACGGCGTATAAGGGTCTGCTATCCGCTTTGGAGGCGCAGCAGGCGGTGTCTTTGGTTTACGGCAGTGGCCGGTTTGTCGGATGGTTTGTGCTTGAGCGGCTGACGGAGCGCACGTTGATTCAGGATGCGCAAGGCCGGACGGCGGCGCGTGAATTGGATGTGGATCTGACCCAGTTTGTCGGCGACCCGAATAACCCGCTCCCGACCCCGGCAGTCAAGTCGGGCGGGCAAAATCCTCTCCTGTCCTTATTGCCGGAGAGCGTGCAGGCAAAAGCGGGCAAATTGATTTCGGGGGTGGAAAAAGGTGTGAAAATTTACCGAGCAGCCGAAGCGGGCATCAGCGATATGCAAAATCTGATACAGGCTGCCAAAAATCTGAAAAACGACCCGTCAGGGGCATTAAACCTGTTGGGGGATGCACTCAATATCGGCGGCGGCACTTTGGGACGGCTAAATGCCTTGCCGGAAGTAACGGCGGTTTTCGGCGATCTGAAAGGTGCGGCTGAGTTTGCATTACAGGCAGGGCAAGCGGCCAACAGGCTGGGCGGTGCCGTCGGTGCATTGCGTGCCGGGTATGAGAGCGGCTCCGTCGGCGGCTGGCTGGATGCGGTCGGAAACGGGGTTGCCGAAGCATCGGATGCGCTGGCAAACGGCTCTGCCGCTGCCCAGGCTTTGACCGGCTGGCTGGCGGCAAGAAAGGATAAATGATGAGTGCGGTAATACGCTACACCACTCAAGACGGCGACCGTTGGGACTTAATCGCGCACAAGCATTACGGCAACGCGCTGTTGATTGACGGCCTGATTGCGGCCAATCCGCACTTGCCGTTGGCGGAGGAGTTTACGGGTGGCCTCACGGTATTTGTCCCCGTCCTCGAAACCAAGCCGAAAAACAACCAAGAGGAGCTACCGCCGTGGATGCGTTAGGCGCGTTTTTAAAATCAAAAGGCCTTGACGGCGGCGGCAGTACCCATCCGGTTACCATGCCCGATTTTGTCCTGTCTTACGAAGACAAGGATATAACGGCAGACGTCGCGCCTTATCTGATTTCGTTCAACTATAACGATTACCTTGAGGGGCAGTCGGACGAATTGCAGGTTGAGTTTGAGGATACGGACGGCCGCTGGCTGCGTAATTGGTATCCCGAACAGGGCGATGCTTTGTCTTTGAGCCTGGGCGACCAATTTACCGGACTGGTCTCTTTCGGTAAATTTGAGATTGCTGAGATTGAATACAACCATCCGCCGTCGACGGTCAGCCTGAAGGCCCTATCGACCGGGATTACCAAGTCCAGCCGCACTTTGCGCGGCAAGGCGTATGAAAATACGACTTTGGCCGCCATTGTCCGTCAGGTGGCAGGCCGTCTGAAGCTGGAGGTAACGGGTACGGTCAAAAACATCCCCATCAAACGGGTGACGCAGTATCAGGAACGTGATATTGAGTTTTTGGCACGTTTGGCGCAGGAGTACGGCCACAGCTTTAAAATTGTCGGAAATAAGCTGGTCTTTGCCGATAATGCCGAACTAAAACAGCGTCCTGCCGTTGCCGTATTGCTGCCCGAAGACATCATCCGTATCCGCCTGCGCGATTTGATTAAGGGGGTCCCGTCTAAAGTAGATGTCAAAGGTTATGACCCAAAATCTAAACAGACCGTGTCTGCCAGCCGCAGTAGTAAATCAAGACGCGGCAAAGCCAAACACGGCAGTACGGGCGATACATTGCGTATCGTGCCGAATAAGGGTGAGAGCGCGGCGCAATTAAATGCCAGGGCAGATGCCAAATTGGCGGATGCGCAGGACGACCAATGTGCGGGGACCGTTACATTGGTTGGCAATGCGCTGTTGGTGGCAGGTCAAATGGTACGGCTTAAAGGATTTGGAAAGTTCTCAGGTAAATATCTGGTTAAGCAATCAAGACATGATTTCACACGCCACGGCGGATGGACGACCGAATTGGAGATCAAAATGACGGAGTATGCCGCAGACGAGGAGAAAAACAATGCAAACCCATGATTTTACGGCAACGATGCAATTTGGCATTGTATCGGCGATTGATGCGGCGGCGCACAGTTTGCGGGTAAAAATCCCCGTACTCGACGACATGGAAACCGATTGGCTGCCGATGGCGACACCGGCGGCGGGCGGCAACCGTTTTTACAGCCTCCCCGATGTGGGCGAGCTGGTTGTCTGCCTGCTGGATGCGTGGGGCGAAAACGGCTGCGTTATCGGCGCGATTTACAATGCCGCAGACAAACCGCCGGTATCCGACCAAAACAAATGGGTCAAACGGTTTACCAACGGCACAGTCATCTCGCACGACCGCCACAGCGGAGAGGTGGTCGTTGAGACGCCGGGCAAAGTCAAAATCAAAGCGGCACAGAAGGTGGATATCCAATCCCCGCATACCGAAATCACGGGTAATGCGACGGTAAACGGGCTGTTGACCTATACCGCAGGTTTGGCGGCCAGCAATGCCGGCGGCGGTGCAGCGGCAAATATCAAAGGTACAGTCAACATCACCGGCGAACTTATCGTCAACGGCATCAATATCGGCAAGCACATCCATGACGGCGATTCCGGCGGGCAAACCGGTGGGCCTAAAAATCATTAAACCGCATTAAAAGGCGTTTCAGACGGCCTTCTCTACAATCCCTGTATCTATAAGCGATACAGGGATTTTTTGATGTTCTACGCCGCACCTATCTCGAAACACTGGCAGCTCGCGCCCGAAGGCTCGGGCGTGGTTCAGGGCGCGGACGACATCGACCAATGTATCCGCAATATCCTGTCCACCCGCAAAGGTGCGGACGTTACCCGTCCTGATTTTGGCTCCGACCATTACAAATGGCTGGACACGCCAGAAGACGTGTTTATCCCGAATGTCGTCCGCTCAACCATGTTGGCAATACAGACGTGGGAAAAGCGGGTAGTAGTCGAAGACATTATTTTCGGCGGGGCTGCACCGCATCTGACGATGACGGTTTATTGGCGCGTCGCCGATGAGGTGGCGGGCGAGATTTATACGACAGACATCAGATTGGAGCAGGCGGCATGGATTTGAACAAACTGAAACGCGAGGACGTCAAAGTGGTTTCGGACGATCTGTCCGAAATCTTGGCGCAAACCATCGCCGATTATGAAGCCCGCAGCGGCAAAACCCTGCAGCCCGCCCATATCGAACGGCTGCTGATCAATACCTATGCCTACCGCGAGACATTGGCGCGAAAAGCGGTCAACGAAGCCTACCGCCAGCAGCACCCGCGTTTTGCAACGGGGCTGATGCTGGACTTGTGCGGTGATGACGTGTCTACCCCGCGCCTGCAGGCGCAGCCCGCCCTGACCACCCTGCGCTTTACTGCGGTATTGAGCGGTTCGGAACAAATCACCATACCCAAGGGCACGCGGGTCAATGCCGGGCAGACCGGCTTTGTCACCACTGAAGCCGCCCTGCTGACTGCCACCCAAAGCAGCGCCGAAGTGGCCGCCGAATGCACCGAAACCGGAACAGTCGGCAACGGCTGGTCGGTCGGACAAATCAACAGCCCGGCCGAGCGGCTGCATCCGAAGATTGAAGTAACCGTGGCCAACACCACCGTTTCCGCCGGCGGGGTGGAAATTGAAGACGACGAAGCCTACCGCGAGCGCGTGTTGTTGGCACCGGAGAGCTTTAGCGTAGCCGGGCCGGTGGGTGCCTACCAATATTGGGCGCGGCAGGCGAGCCCGGCGGTGGTAGACGTGCACGTGGCCAACGATACCGACGGCGGCGGCCAGCCTATAGGCGGTCGGGTGGCGGTGACCGTGCTGGCCAAAGACGGCCTGCCCAATGCCGAGCTGATTGGCAAGATTCAGGCCGCACTCTCAGCAGAAAAACGCCGCCCACTATGCGATACGGTGGTGGTCAAAGCCCCGACCGCCGTCGATTACACGCTGGACGCCGAGTTGACCCTGTTTGCCGGCACCGATGCCCGCACCGCCAAAGCGGCGGCCGAGCAGGCATGGGCGGTGTATGAAGCCGCCCGCCGCAGCCGACTCGGCTTGGACATCGTGCCGCTGGACATCATGAGTGCGCTGAAAGTGGCCGGTGTCTACAACGTGGTGCTGCATAACCTGCCGCTGACCGTGGTCAATCCCGACCAGTGGGCGCGCTGCACCAGTACCACCATCCGCATTGCCGCACAAACGGCGGAGGGCTAGACGATGGCCAAACTTTCCTACGCCGCCATCATCGAACGCGACCAACGCGCCCGCGCCTTAGCCGAATTGGGGCTGCGCCTGGACTTGGCCGAATTGCCGCAGCTGATGCCGCGCCTGGTCGATTTGGTCGCTCCCGAACACCTGCCGCTCTTGGCCGAGAGCCGCAGCATCTTGGGTGCCGACGGCTACTGGTTGGCCGAATCCGACGGCGCGCGGCGCAAGCTGATTAAAGGTGCCTACGAGCTGCACCGCTACAAAGGCACGCCGTGGGCGATCCGCGAGATCGTGCGGCGGCTCGGGTTCGGTGAGGTGCGGATTATCGAAGGGCTGAACGGCCAAACCTACGACGGCAGCATCAACTACAACGGCAGCTATGTTTACGGCGCAGACAGCTACTGGGCGCACTACCGCATCATCATGAACGGCGTGATTACCAACGACCAGGCCGCACTGTTGCGCAAAACGCTGGCCGCCTTCGCGCCGGCACGCTGCCTGCTGGCAGCCTTGGATTATCAGGCCGTTCCCCTGCGTTACAACGGGCGGGCGGCCTACGACGGCAACTTTAACTTTGGAGCAGCTTAAATGGCGAATATCACGGAAGAACTGAGCAACCCGAAATGGGCGGAAGGTATCTACCAGCTGGAAACCACCGACCCGGTATTAGGCGGGCCGAACGGCATAGCCAACCGGCAGGCCAAAGAACTGGCGGCGCGGACGCAGTATTTGAAGAAGAAGCAGGAGGAGGACAAACCGGGTGCGGCCAGCACTACTAAGGCCGGCATCGTACAGCTCTCGTCTGCCACTGACAGCAACAGCGAAGAGTTGGCAGCCACGCCGAAGGCGGTAAAGGCGGCTTACGACAAGGCTGTTGAATCTGCCGGCAAAGGCTTACCCGTAGGCGCGGTAATAGGCTTCCCCCGCGCGGTTACCAGCCAAGAAGGGTTTTTAAAGGCCGACGGCAGCACCTTTGCCCAGGCCACCTATCCCGACCTGTATCGCGTACTGGGCGGCAACAAGCTGCCCAACCTCACGCGCTCCAACGTAGGCATGACCGCCCACTTCCCGTTTGGCGACATCCCGGACGGCTGGATTAAGTACGACGACATCTCTACCAAGGTCACGCAGGCTGCCTATCCCGAGCTGTATCGCAAGCTGGTGGCGCAGTACGGCAGCATTGCCGCGGTGCCGAAAGCCGAAGACCGCTTTATCCGTAACGCTGCGGGCGTCCTCACAGTTGGCACACAGCAGGGCGACGCCATCCGAAATATCAAAGGCAAAACATCGATCTGCGGCGACAACAATGGCACGCTAGGTATCGGCCCGAAAGACCCGGAAGGCGTGTTCGGCGGTGAAGGATCACCGAACGCCTACACCACCGATACTGACGGCTACCGGCAAGGTTATAACTATCTGACGTTTGATGCCTCACGCAGCGTGCCGGTGGCTGACGAAGTGCGCCCCAAAGCCATTGCGATGGTATTGTGTATAAAGGCTCAAAATAGCCTGGACGACGTGGTGATGTGGGTTAAGGCATACGGCAAGGTTACCAATGCCGGTGTGCTGGATGCCGCCACGCTGGCCGCCGGGCTGCAAAACAAGTCCGACAAGGGACACACCCACCGTGCCGCCGAGATTACCGATTTAAGTGACACCATCGAAGCGGTAGTGGGCAGACTGTTTGCCTCCAAAAAATCTGCTTCAGGCTACCTGAAAATTCCCGGTGGGCTGATTATCCAGTGGGGAAACGTGGAAGTAGAGAACGACGTGTTTGCCACCGTTTTATTTCCGATAAGTTTTCCGACAGCCTGTTTAAATGTGCAGGTAAGCGCGGTTTGGGGCAACGTGGCCGGTGGAGCAAACGTGCTGTCCGCCCATATCGGCAAAATCAGTCAGACTGGTTGCTCGGTTACTGTGTCTGAAAACGGCATATTCGGGCGGCGAATCGTGAATTGGCTGGCAATTGGTCATTAAAACGGGAGTTAAATCATGACTATTTACTACTCAAAATCCAATCAGGCGTTTTTCGACGACCAAATCCACAGCAGGCTACCTGAAGATGCGGTAGAGATTAGCCCCGAGCAGCACGCCGCGCTGTTGGTCGGTCAGTCAAACGGGCAAGTCATCATGCCAAACAAAGCCGGCCAGCCGGTGCTGGCTGACCCTGCGCCCAGCCATCTGCACCAATGGAACGGCAAAGAATGGACGTTAGATAAAGCCGCTACCTCACAGTTGCTGGCCGAATCAATCGACAAAGGCACGGAGGCCATCAATGATGCGGTAGAGCAAGCCTACCACCACGTTACCCGCTTTGAAGCCGAATATAAGTTGCGCGAACAACAGGCGCGTGACTACAAGGCAGGCGGCTGTAAAGGCGATGTGCCGGAACAAGTGGCGGCGTTTGCCAAGCCTGCCGGGAAAACCGCCTGCGAAGCGACCGACATCATCATCGCCCAAGCCGACAACTTGCGCATGGTGCTGGGCAAACTTGGGGTACTGCGG